TCTTCAGTAGGCCCTTTCATCATTATTATGTCTTCACCATAACGAATTTCAATGGAATGATTTTCATTAAAACGAATAAAAACATCCTTCCTCCATGGAGACTTTATTAGAATGACATTAGGATACTTGGCAACAGTCCCCTCATACATGCTTGTTGGTTCTCTGGCCTCCTGTGGCATTGCCTGGTCATTGTTAAACCACATTCCAATATAGATTGGAGACATCGGGTTCCCTTGCTCAAACATTATCCACACCGTTGCACCAACCGGAGGAATTGCAACCTGACCGTATTGTACAGTCTCACCATCCTCAACCTCATACGGTGGACCTCCAAGAAAGTTCATGCATGGCCATGCCCAGGGAAGTAGGTCCTCATCGTCAATATCACCATGAACTACAGGAACTTTGACCTTGATTCTTGCAAGATAGGGAATCTCCTCCTTACTGTCATCATTAGCCACAACAAGACCACGATAAACACCAAAATATTTTTCTCTGTTCGCTGTCATCCCTTGTGCCCTGCCCTCTCAAGATATGTTATGGTATATGCCCCCGCCTTTGATACTCGCGTATAGAAAGCATAGATGAGATATTTGCCAGCACAGTACATACCTAAATAATCCACCTCTCCCTCCATACCTACCTCAAGCTTGGGAAGAACCATCGTCCATATTGCCATTCTGAATCTTTTGTAAAGCTCAGGCTTTGTCATCCGTCCCCTGACAATCTTCTCCACATCGACATTTTTCTTAATAGCATTCATAACAATGCTATCAATCTTCCCAGGACCTTTCTTGAAATTAGGGGCCAACCCAAACGAGTCATATTTCAAACCCAAATCCGGGGATTCAAGATGTCTGAAGAAGAACGGCTGTTTTATGAAGTTAACAGTCTTTCCAATGGTAAAATACTGACCTGGAGAATTATGAACAGCCATTGCCACGCTATTTACAGGTATTCCAGCTGTGGGGTCTTTGGAAAACTTGATAGGACCAGCCTTTGAGGGCTGCCGCGTCTTCACGATAAGTGTAAGACCCTTATCAACATAAAACATAAAGTCACACGTCGTATTATCACCAAGGTTTTCCCTTGCAATAGGTATAACGACATTTTGGATGAAATCATAATCTGACTCATCACACTGAAGAAAATTCATTGTATCACTCGTGGCATCGGTATCAAGTTCAAGGTCATAGTCTTTTGCTATATCACCCAAGACGGTATCTACAGTTACTTCTTTCCACGTCCTGCCCGGTCTCTTATTCTTGAAACCATATAGCCTATCTGTGGCCTTAATCCTGACATTGAATCCAAAGACCTCCTGATTTACATGGAAGTCTATGATGTCAACGGTTCTCCATTCGGACCACACCTCATCCTTGTCAGGACGATAGACAGCCCACCTCACCTCAAGCTGATCTTCACCCTCAGCTATCTTCTCGGCAAGGCCATCCACATCACTGATGTTTGGAAATGCCATCATAATGTCATACTTTGAATTACCATACAGACTCTCAAAAACCTCAATTGAAGTCTCTGCACGTTGGTCATATGTCTCCTTACCTATTTTGGCCTCAACCACAAGCCCATGCATTATACATTCCCCGACTTTTCACCTACGGTAGCCATAACAAGACTCTTATTCGGGACTATAAGTTCATCCCCAACACTCATATCAACAAGAGGATTATGAATTCCGTTTATCCAACAGATTACCCACCAAAATTTCACATCACCATAATACTTATAAGAAATATAGTCCATTCTGCCTATGTCAGTCTCTATCACCCTGTGCTTTGTATAATCTCCCTCTTTCAACTCAAGTTCAGGTCTCGTTCTGAGTGCAGGCGCCTTCCATAGTCCCAGTCGTGCTCTGCCTGATGCTACATAATCATCCACAAAGACCACCGTCTGATAGTATCTGCTATCCTTTGGAAAAATATTCTTAAGCTTCTCAGTATCTTCAATTGCCATCTATCTCACCCAGTAAATTTCCAGTTAAAATTTTTAGACGTTGGAAGCCTCGACTCGATGTACTTATATGACTTCCCTCCATCCTTTGAAACAGCCGCATTGAAGTCAGCCTCAAGTTGGAACGTGACCAACACACGATGGGATAAACCCGTTTCCACATCATAGGGTGGCATCCATTCTACATCAAAATTCTTTATGAATCCCTGACGCTCAAACCAAGTGCCAACCGAAACTATGACTCTGTTTGGTAACTGCAACCCAGCCTTCTCAATAAGTGTCATAAGAAAAAGCTGACGAACAATCTCACTAAGACCTTTAGGAGTTTTCATTCCTTGTTCCTGCTTCTGGACACCAACCATTAGGTCAAGCTGTATATTCAAAGGCTTGAATCTCCCACCCGTCCAGAGGAATCCTGGCGCATGTGAAACACCCCAGTTACCCGCCATAGGCTTGATTTCATTTGTATACCCATCTTTCATACTACCCTGAAGCTCAAACGTCAAAGTTTCACCACCACCAGAAATAGCCATCGTAGGAGCAGCATCCTCTCTCATCATTTATACCCTTTCTATTCCAGCGTAAGACATTTCTCTGGCAATCTGGCCCTCCTCAAAATTTGCCCACGGCATATCTTCCTCTATCCTGGCCATCCTCTCATTGCTACCAACGATATTTTTAAGCAACGCAACCATCTGATTCATGACAATCTCCAATCCCCCACTTGGTGCCCTCGACGATGGCTCCAACAATTCTTCTAAAAACCCTTCAAAACCTCCTTGGATTCTCTCACCTACCGGCTTGGGAACAAGTCTACCCTCTGGACCTACCTGATAATGGTAATGAAGGCTTGGGTCCAGATAGAGTTGAACTTGCCCTGGCGTGGGCTCAAATGAAGGCTCTTTCCCCTCTCCCAATCCATCTCCAATAAACTGCTGACGCATTTGCCATTCGTGACGGCTAAGTGCCTCCAAGTCAGCAATAGCACCTTTCTCCCTTTGTTCTTGTTCTTCTCCACCTATGAGTTCTTGACCCCATGGGGTTGCAAAAAATGCTGCCCAAGGAAGTTTACGAGCAGCTCCTTTTGCAAGCTTTCCGAAAACCCCCCACTCCGTGGCAGTTTTTCCTGTGACTGTATCATAATAAGACGGACGAGAAGTTCGAGCCCAAGAGTATGCTCTCTTCCCAACTCTTGAAATTTTTCTACCTAACAGCCCAAGAACCCCTAATCCAGTGAGAGTCGTCAGAAGAGGATGTTCCTCAGCTTTTCCTTTTACATACTCACCACCCCCACGAAGAAGTCCTCTATCAAATTCTTCTGGAGCAATAAGCCCTTCCTCTTCTCTAACCAAAGGACCTCCAACTCTCTTCGCTACATATGCACCTGTAGTTTTATCATATACAAACTGTGCTGGTCCCCCAACTGCTCTCTGAACCTCCTCTCTAAATCCTCCCAGTACCATCCTCTCTTCCGCAGCCTGCCTCTCGCTAATTGTCATCTCACGAGGTTTATATTTGTCTCCCTTAAAATACCTAACAAGACTATCTATAAATGAGGCAAGTTTCTCAATAACAGGAACAAGGACGTTCTCAATCACACCAGCCACCGAAGTTGTAAGCCATGTAATCATGGGAAGCAAAACACTTATCATCTTCGCTATTGGAGGAAGCAAAGCCTGAACCATTTGTGATACCGCTGGAAGAAGAGTACTAATCATCTCGTGAATAGCTGGCATGAGACTCCGGACAAGCTCTTGCATGGCCATTGCAATGGTAAACATAACAGGCCCAAACTCACGAACAAAAGGAGCAAAGACAACCTGCATCATCTCCATCAATGGAGCAAAGATACTTGACACAAGTCCACCAAGAGCGAACGCCGCTGTAAATTTTGAAAATATTCCACCTGCCACTTCTCTGGCAAAGCTACGCTGGCTTTTTCTTTCTTCATCAGGTGTTGGAATTTTCATTCCCATACCAAGAAGTCCTATGGCCCTTTGAAAATCAAGAACATTAGCAATGTCAATTGGTATACTTTTGATGACAGAAACACTCATGATACCACCAACTGGAAATTGAGAAGCAGGACCTTCAGGAGATTTTGCAAATCTCCCACCAGGACCCCTGTACACAGTCTTCAATTCAGCAGTTATGCCTCCACCAACTTCAATCCTTTGTGAACCAAGACCGGAGAAAACATTGCTTGCTTCAGATGCATATCCAAGAACTTTTGCCATTGAGTCCTCAACTGCCGTCTCAATGCTGGTCACAAGTTCCTTGAAAGAGTTAGTAACATCTCCCACCGACTTTGCAGCAGGTACAGTAAACTCATCATAAAATTTGACTTTGAATATTTGCTCTGAAAACAAAGGCATCAGAACATCCTCGCCTTGCCTACAACTCCTGGCATCAGGTCACTACCCTGCTGCTGTCTTCTGTTATGTATACTCTTAACCGCTTCCCTAATCATATCCACCTCAGGCAGACTCATCTGATTACTTTCGGTAAAAGAAATTCCAACAGACATGGAAAGAGCAGTCTGGTCCTCAATTAAAGACTTAAGTCTATCTAAGTCCCTCCTGAACTCCTGGACGAAAAAACTCCGTTGTAAACTCAATCAATGTTGTATTCTCATACTGGCAAGCAGGACATATAGCTGTAGTCCTAAGATCAATGCCAGTCTGCCTCTTCTCAAATTCTGTCCGCAATGCCAAGGAATCTTTTCCAAGCATGTTCTCACAGAAAGCCAGCTTCTGCATAAGTCCAGGGTCCTGCCCATCTATGGTCACAATACCACATGAAAGCCTATAGGCATAAGCAGGATCACCTTCCGAAACAACATCAGTAGACTTGACATACTGGTCAACAGCTTTCTCGTCATGGCCACGAAGAAATCTGCAAGTAAGAGTCTTGTTGCTAACAGGTAGATGAACCTCAAACGGCTCAACATCGTCATCTGAAGCTACCTTTTTTCGAAGCCCCTCCGGAAGCCTGACATGATGTTTGAATTCATTCTTACAGGAAATACATGTCATCAGGAACGTATAGTCCGGCCCATAACTAAGCGTCCTCAGATTGAGAACCAGGAAAAACTTATCGGTCATCAGGTAATCATCAACTGAAAGAGCCCTAGTCACGAGACACCTGTCCAGCACTTTGTCAATGACACCAACCCTGTCCCTTGCCGACACCATCAGCTTTTCCTCCTGCACAGTAATCGGCCTAATGACCACTTTTCCACCAAGAAGCTTGTCACCATAGAACTTACCAAGACTTGGAAGCTCAACCTCCTCTTGAAACATAGCAAATCTATCTGGTTTCTTCTGAGATTCTGAAGAAACAAATCCAGGCTGCATTCTTTTCTCTTGTGAACTCTCCTCAGGTGCCTGAGCCTGCTTCGCAACACCAGGGTTCAACTCCTTTTTTTCTTCCATTTCTTTACCCCTCAATTGTTTTAGTAATTGTTCTCTATGACTTTATCAACCCGAAGTGTGATTGCAATAACGTTTGTCACATTGGCAGACATATCACCACTGCCTGGATTGACCTCACTCGGCCATAATCCTATCAGACGCCATTCCCTGGAAATCTGACCACCAGGACCAAGCATTCTTGCCACACCTTGTACTTTATAGTCACCCGCATGGCCAATCTGTCCTGTCCTTGGATTATGAATGGAACCGTCACGCCAGTTCATTATCTGCTGCAGGACATCACTGTCGATGAAATCATACAGTTCCAGGACGGCATTCGTAAAACGTGCTGCACCAGCAACCTTCCTTTCCTCATTCCCATACGAGATTGTAAGTACCTCATTACTATCCGTGGGAACAGGAAATCGAGAAAGTGCCTTTCGAATGAGGTTGCCACCAACAGGAAGTATAACAACAAAGTTGTTTTTCTTCTGTGGCTCCAATCCTCCACCAACACTGGCAATATGGTCTGCATTAAAAGCGTTCCACGGCATTTTCGTTTCCTCCCTATGTCAAATGACTTTCTTTTAGACCGGATATGCCTTATCAAGCTGCAAAGTTGCAACTATCAGGTTTTGCGCTGACCCACCCATTGCACCTTCTGCAGGTGTACACTCACTTGGCCAGCATCCAATGAGCAGCCACTGTCTGATATGAGAAGCATCAGGACCTGCCCACTGCAATCTAACATCCTTCTTGTATGCACTTGCAAGATGTACATAACCATCTGCAGGAGTATAGACCTGCCTTCTCCATCCTCGTATCGCTTCATTCGCAGGACCTCGAAAAAAGTCCTTAACCTGTATCACAATGGCTCGATACTTTGCAATACCCGCAACGAAACGCTGCTCATTCCCAAAGTCGATTACAAGCTCATCGTTTGATGGCCTTGGCCACTCACAACTATGCAATGCCATGCTGACAGCCCTTCCAGCTACCGGAAAGACTATCTGGAAGTTGTTCCTCCTTTGAGGTTCAAACCCTCCACGTGCATTGGCAATATGGTCCGCAGAGATTCCTTCAATAACAGGCATGAAAAACCTCCTATCATTTTCTTTTTACTTATAACTCCATGACCTCTGAAGCCCCAGAGGCCAAGACCACGAAGTCCAACATTACGACCTCGGCTGTCTTGGTCGGCCACAGAAGAATCTTCGCAATCATCTGGTTACGATTTCTGACCGTATTGGTATTTGTCGTCTCATCACAGATTACATCAAACTGCTCAAGACCATTTCTGGCCTCCACGTCAGCAAGAAACGGTCTAATGATATTCTTGAGTTGAGTCCAAGTTTCTTCATCATTCGGCTCGAAGACCAGGGGCCTAACAGCTTCTGCAATTGCCCTCTTGAGATACAGCAGAAGTCTTCTCACGTTAAGCCGGTCACGTGCAGACGCCGTTCTGTCCATTGTCCGTTGACCCCAAATCATCGCTCCTCTTCCTGCAAAGTTGACGATAGGATTGACTACATTCCCATTCGTATACATGTAGTCACGCTCTCCCTGCGTGGGTGAATGCTCAAGTGCAAGAACCTCACGAAGGATTCCTCTCTCTTCACCTGCAGGAGCAGCCCACACCGTCTCCATCTCGTCAGTATAGGCATAAACACCACCTGCAAATCCTGATGGTGGAACCCAAATGTTTGCTTCACTATAGCTGTCATAAATCTGCACCCACGGCCAGTAGATCGCAGCATATGAACTATTGAAAGCCACACCGCCGTCAGGACCATTGGTCCAGGCAACAACACCAAGTACCGTCAGGTCCTGTGGAGGGTCCACGATGTAGATGGCATCACCACGTTCTTCACACAGACTTATCCCCGCCGCAATCACTGATACAGTACTCACTCCAGGAACACAGAGCATGTCTACACCAATTGTCTCTGCATTGTCAAACAAGTGCATTCCTGTCGCCGGGATAGTTGGAGGAGTTCCAACAATACCAATTATGTCAGCAGCCGAAACTGGAATTCCATCATCACCACCGATAAGTGTGAATGTCCCCGTATGGAGACTTTCAGGAACAGAGGTCAGTGAGACAGTTATATAATCACTCTCTCCATTGATTCTCGTGGTAATGTAGTTTCTATGGCTCGTGTTTGCAGCCCCAACCCTAATGAGGTCGTAGACTTCCTGAACAACACCATCATAGCTGACAGTAATTTTGTACGTTCCAGCATCCGTACCAGCCTCAACAAGAATGGAGATGACATTACCCCATGAACCGGAACTGGTCGCACGATATTCTCCAGCCTTCGTCACACCTCCTGAAATATGAAGGTCAATCTCGGCAGTCACATCATAATCGGCAACCCTCACAAATCGAAGCTGACTACCTCTGTTGAGATAAGCAATGGCAGCATAGAGCGCAAGATGACTTGCAGATGGCTCACCGAAAGTCGCCACAAGCTGAGCCTCATTTGTGATGAGTGTTACTTCATCCGTTGGCCCCTTGCTTGCCGTCCCTATCATGCCGAGAATTGAGGTACTGATTTCCGGTACATACTGACTTGCATCAATCTCCCTCGTATACAATCCTGGGCTTGTATTCAACATCTTTTTTCTCCTTTTACAAACCTAATTCTTTTTCTGTCCAAACCATAAAGTCTATATTCCTCTTTTCACAATATCACTCAATAATAGCAACGTCACTGGTTACTCTAATTTCAATCCAGGACCCCGGCTCAACGGTTCCAATCTGAAAACATAGAAACCTTAACACAGAACCTTGGTAGACAGAAACATCTATCGGAAAATCAATTACCCCTCGACGCTGATTTTTAGCTATCATTAAAGGTTCCCCTACTTCATAACTATCAACTATGAGACGAAACCCCAAGTCCAACCCTGAAGAAACACTACCATTTACAGTACCCTGAAGCCCAGTAATAACCATATCCGCAGGTACAGTGATATAACCATAATACTGTGCTTGAATTGCATCACCTGGAACAATACATCCAAGAAATACTGTACTAACTATCGCCACTTAATTCTCCTCTTCTGCAACTACAATCAACTGGTCCTCAAACGTCTCGTTCCCATCCTCATCCACATAATAAAAGTTATTGATAATCGTTTCGACTATACCATACGTCTGAGGTGCATAACAAAGCCAGCCCGAAACTTTGAATGTAAAACTCTCTCGAAGCAGCCTCTGCTCTGTCTCAGACTCCAACTGTGAGTTGTCAACCATCCCCTCGAAATCTACAACCACTCTCACGTTGTTAATAGGAGCAGGATGACTAACAGTCATCCAGAACTCTGTACTTCGAAGCCAGAGCATCATCTGTACATGAAGGTCATCACGAACCTGGATATTTCTGGCCCAAGTATCAACCTGAAATTTGAACGTCCACGGAAGTGGCCTCCTGGTGCCATAATACCTTGTGTTCTCAAACTCATTCGTTATTGCAAGCCTCTTGAACTGATAATTGACAAACCTGCTCTGGTCCACACTTCCCACGAGCCTTGAGACTGATGCAATTGGAAGGGGGATAGTCTTTATTATCTCATCCAATTGTGCCCGTGACGGCTTATCCAGATTCTTTCTCCTTGCTATTTGTTTGGCTATCTGAGCAAAGGCCCTCTCTGGAGTAGCAAAAACACACATAATTGGCTTCTCAATATATACTCCATCAGCACCAGTTGTTCTGTACTTTACAGTCCGGAGCTTATCAACAAACGATTTATCATAATTTGCAAATAATTGAACAAATCTTTGTGGCGTAGCAGACTTTTGCATTTTAGTTATAGTCATGCAACTAACCTCTCCAATGTCTGCAAAGTCTTCTCAGAAGACCATCGAGCACATATAGGAAGAATATTTGCCATACGTCTTGTTTCACCCTCAAACTTGGCTGATTTCTGCATCATTGTCATCGCATATGCTCACGTAAATCTATTAAAGAATCAAGTTTGTCAATAAGTATCCGAAAATGTGGACAAGCAGGAAATGTCCTACTTCCAAATTCAAGGAGCCTATGAATCGTCGGACTAAGCCCTACTTTCTTGGCCTGCTCCGGTGAAAACATCAATGTCGCCGTCTTCTCAGTTCTATCTACAGAGAACCCTAGGCAACTCATATAATCCTCTACGAACCCGGCCTTGTCTTTAAGAAACGGAAACTTCCCAACAACCTCCAGAGTTACCACAACCTCATCGATAGCCTCTAGCAAAATCCGTCTCAGTTTCTCAATAGCTCTGTCCGGTAACGAATTGAGAATCGAATCGAAAGCTCCTTCTATGTCGGGAGGATTCTCTCTTCCCTCAACGGATACTTTCAACATCTTATGTACTTTGTAGCTGTACTATGTGCCCTGTACTGTTTCTGCTTAATTATACAAATTTTCAAGCCTCATGAAGAATACATATCTGCTTTTTCACGATAAAGTTCACTATGAAGCTCAAAATAAAGAACTGCATCCGTGTTGGCCCATCTCGCTCCTGGAATAAAAGTTAGCACAGAGTAGTCTCTGCCATGATATGTAAACCTGTCTCCTATGCCTGCCACCAATGTAATCTCGAATGTATGTTCATCCTGTATGGCAAGTCCTGCTGCAACCAGGTCCGGAACACTTATCACCAGGTCACATACCCTCTTGTCCTCAATACCAAACTTCGTGAGAGGTTGAGTAACCATCGTAGGTACACCAAAACCCCTAACATCCACAGGGTTGGCCCATGTCTTGTTCTCTTCGAGTATCTCACCATGAATATCATCAACTTCCTCGATACTCGTCTGAAGGACTCTATAAGGAATGACAGGAAAAAAGAACCTGCAGTAATCCCTGGTCAGGATATAAGCCATCCTTATCTCGGCAATAGTAGGAAATTTCGTTTCCAAAAACTCTTCTCACAAATTCAATGCTACTTCAGCCCAAATTGAAAAATCTATGCCTCTGGCTTTACAAAACTTCTCAGCCACTCTTCCAAATGATACCAAGCTTGTGTCTCCATCCTCCATTCTTTTATCCCCAAATAATTGGACTCGTGGTGTACTTCGCTTTGTTCTCCAGCCTCTCTTCAATCTCGATGATTGTCGCTTGACCTTCGGCACGAAGCTCCGAAGCATCCGTAGAAAGAGTTCCACCCGGAACAGGAATACTGTCCCCAAACTTACCTCTTCTCCTTCCCAAGATAAGCTTACAAAGAGCAGTTACATATTCCTTAAAGTCGGATATGTACCCCACCTTGTGAGTATCAATGTTATCAAGAGTAAGGTCCGTTGCTATCAAATAGAAAACATCATACGGACCAGAGGCACAATCAACCCACAACACTCTGTCTACTTCATCGAAAAACCAATCAGGATCAGTTCCTCTCACCCGCTGATATGATTCATAAAATGACTTCAACAGATACCAATCAGATATTGGAAACCTGGGAAAGACCATTCTGTACATCAATTCAAAGATAGACATCTGAGCGTATGTGCGAGTGTCCTCAGGAAACAAAGTCTCTACAAGAAGAACTCCTCTATCACCTTCCAGAAGCGGTATCCTGACACTTCCTGCCTGGTTCTTGCTTATCCTAGGGTCCGGAAGGGTCAAAAACTGGTTGAACTTCTCCAGAGTCCTGTCCGTTGCCGTATCAATGTCATTATTGACAAGTTCTATGCCAACGTCGGGGCCACCTAAGATTGTCCTAACGTAAGACCTCAGATCGTCCTTGTTCACTATGGAACCTCTTCTTATGGATATTCAGTCCCCTCTCACTGGAAAAGACCTTTCCACAACCTACAACCTCACAGGAAAAGATGTTTGCCGATTGACTCAGTACCTGAGCCTCCTGAGGAGTTGGCGTAGTCATAGGCACAGGTTTAACAATCTCCTCTGAAGGTTGAGAGACCCCTATAGCCGGAAGCACATCAGCCTCCTCAGAGGTATCCACAAGCGGTTCACCAACATCCCTGATGCGGTCAGGGTCAGCAACATCCCTTGCCGCTGTTTCCTCCATGGCCTTTTTCTCAACCTCCAATTGCTTCAGCCTCCGTTCTTCCTTGCCCCTCTTGACAAAGTCTGGAATCTTCTGTTGGGCTACCGTAGTAACAAGTTCCTCCTCCACAGGTGGTTTAATAGCCTGTTTGTCTGCTTCCACGGCACTCATAGATTTCTTAGAAGTCAGTGAAAGCTCCTCCTCCTCTCTCTCCTTCAACACATCTTCCCTCTTGTGAAACTCCTGCAGATGGGCATTGAAAGACTCTATGCTCGCCGTGCGGAACATACCTTTACATCTCTTGCATGAGTATATCCCCTTCGACAATTTGTAGTCCACCGTTTCCTCATCTTTCATTGATCCAAACTTCGTCTGAAGGAAACTAATAGAATTTGTTGGAGGTTGGGTGTCAATCTTCTGGAGCTTTTCAATTCGCTCTTTGGTCTTAGCATCCAAGACTACGTCAACCACTGATAGCTGACGGATACCTATAAACCGAGAAAACCAATTCTTGAAAGTCCCCTCACCAGGCTTGAACTGAACCGAGCCTCCACGACCATCCGGTAGAATTACCGGATAGGGATTTCTGTTTACATACTTTTTCATTTTCGTCCTGCCTCCTTATTACATTTCCATCTCATATAATTATACAAAAAAGACTTGGATTTTCCAAAGTATAATTACACTAATGTCTGCATCGTGATTATAATGCATCTTTGAATATATTGAGTCTGGGGCTACAGACTCTTGGACTTGTCCATAGAAGCTCCTGACTTTAGTCATGGAGAGTAGTCACACGAATTTATGCCTTCCTCTCCAGTTACATAATCAAAAAAGGGGCCAGACAGTCCGACCCCCAATGCTCGGTGTTTCTATGTCCCCATGCTTACTACCTTAGAATGCTGCACCACTCTGGTCCAATGTACCCATCGAGTACATTCTGCTGTTCACAACTTTCTGGCCGGAACGCATTCCCATACCCTTTCTGGCAATCATGTCATCCAAGGTGATGGTATCCGTGGTGAAAAGTTGCAGGTAAGGGGCATGTATGTAACCTGTGTCCAAGAACGAACTCCCCTTATGGCCCATCAACCATTCACTTGAATAGAAAGTTGGGTCCTTGAAGATGGTAAACTCACCCAAGGTCCCAATTTTCTTGACACCGGCAAGGCCGGAGCTTCCAACACCAATGGACTGGAACTTACTCAAGGTTTCAATGACGTTACAGACTTCAACGGAGGCCACAATCCAGTTACCTTGTGCCCTCTGCGTTCCGCTGAAAATGGCATTTGACTGTTGAATCAAAGCGTCATACAACGACTCCTTATGCCATATCCACGGTACATTGAGAGGAGGCGTTCGATCCCACGTAATAGCGGCAGACGAGGCAACCTGCGCAAGGTGCCGAATTATCTTGTAATTCAGTTCCTTGGCAATCTCGTTTGCCATATACGCGACCAACTCCACCTCGGCATTTATCCCGTGGTATGCCTGGAAGTCCTGCTGAGCTTCCAAAGACCAACGGGCACGAAGTTTCTGTGTCCTTGCCACAACCGGAGCCGAAGTCAACTGAAGGTCAATTTCAGGTGTACCCTCATTGGCCTCACTGTTGTACTCGTATGTCGCCGTGACAGCATTTCCATTGACAATGACAACCGCGAACGTCACATCATAAACTCCGGTGTTATAGGCAATAGTGTTCACCCCTTCTCCAATGTCACCAACAAGATTACCATTTCCATCATCTGACACACGCTGAGTCCCATCAGTGATGATAACAGTTCCCGGACGAATCGGAGTGTAGGCAAAAGCAGCCGCACCGCCACCAAACTGGGCAGTAGCTCCATCACCAGCACCTAACTGTTCCTGTTGGATAACCTCGTCAGTGTAATGGACATTCCGGCTGGGACCAGTACGAACATCGTACATCTTGGTCCCTCTGACAATGCTCCCTTTGGAGGACCCATAGACCACATCGAAGTAGAAAACAAGTCCTGTTGGAGCATCCAGTGGTGAAACTGTCACGAGTTCCGATGCAATGAGATTGGCCATCAACGCACGAAGGATGGGAAAAACAAACTTCTCAAAAGAACCCACCTGAAGGGTCCTTGTTGACTCGTTGAGTCTATTCAGCCAGTTGAATGTATTCTCATACAACTGGGAGAGAACAGCACGTTCATGGTCGTTATCCACACCTTCCAAGAAGTCGATGTTACCATGGCGTTCAAAACCACGAATTTTACGACCATCCATATTCGACCAAGCTTCAGCAAGAAGCATTCCTTTTTCTTTCTGAGCTTCCAGCAATTGTGTACCTTCATTTTCAGGCATATCTCAATCTCCCTATTTTGTCTTGCACATTCTCACTATTTCTCTTTGGCTCCACAGCCCTAATCCTTTAAATTATACGAATTTCAGTAGCCCAAAAATGTTTCTTATTTGGATTTTGACGTTTTATCCCGCCAACCGTCTACTCGTGGCAGACATCAGATTTGAGGACTCCCTGACAGGTTTTCTTTTATCATCCGTCTTTTCAGGAATGCTACTTTTTATCCGCCTGCGAAGGTCCTTGGAACCCTCGGTAATTCTGTATCTCTGAGAAGACTTTCTCCCAGGAACTTCCCTTTTGCCCTCAGTAATGGTCCTTTTTCCTTCCTCGTCAGACTTACCTTTTTCGACAACAACCCCATGCTGTTTTGCCATCTTCCTCAGAAGTTTAACCGAGGCTGCAGACTTGCGAGACTCTTCAATTGCCCTTTTCTCAGCCTTTTTGGTCCTCTCCACAAGAGCACCTGCAAGCTTCTTTGCAGCCTCATATTTCTTCCTGGAAACTGACTCGGCAAGCTGCTGCTTGAGTTTTGCGTTCTCCACAGTGAGCTTATCAACCAATTCCAAACATTTCACACCCATGTCATCTATCTCCTTATCTTCCACTCGTTCCTTTATTTCGAGTTTCTTGACTTTTTCAAACGGTACAAAAACATCATAGTCAGAGGCCGGGGATTCGAAGAAATGAACCACATAGCCCAACGTCCCACGTGATATGACCTGAGCCATGACAGGCTCTTCCTTTGATTCCAACCAGCCAACAACTTCAGGATGTGGTATACCAATATTTTTAAGTACATCCAGCTTAATGGTCACACATTCCCCATCGTGGATATACTCCTTCTCAGCCTCATGAAGACTCTCATACTTTTCCTCATCAACATCAAGACCAGCAGCACGAAATTCAGCCGACAGTCTAGTCACATTATCCAACGTAGGTTCATGACCCGACTTTTTGAGAATGGATTCAATTTCACCCTTATAAACCGTTCCTTCCTTACCTTCCTTCTTTCTGTAATCAACAGTAGTCTGAGCAAGGGTCTTCATATCCTGCTCAACAATTGACTCTTCTTTTTCCTTTTTGCTTTTTGATTTTTTATCTTTTTTGCCGGTATCTTTCACCACAGTACCCACAACATCCTTTCCAACTTCTTGAGACATGACTCTGGCAGTGATAACCTGATTCAGGGCAAGTATCTGTGTCTTCAGCTTAATTGCCTCAGGCTCCTGAAGAACGGCAATCATATCCATCACGTCGGTAGCTTGTGAAATCAATCCAATCATCTCCTCCTTGTCCGGTTCCGCCTGGCTCGCCACATCCTGCATCGACCTCATAAGGGCCTCGGCAGTGCCTTTCCAGGCTCCCGTAGTCGTGGCACCCATATCCGGAGCAGGAGTTCCTGGAGTTTCCACCGCTCCAAAATCCTCTTTACCTCCAACGTCAACACCCAACGGCTCAGCCTGCTCTCTCACAACTTTCGGACGTGCTTCAGTAACCGAGGGAAGATAAACAACATCCCATGTATCAAGGTCATAATCATAGACATGCTCAACACCATCCTCCATCGTGGTATCACCGCGACCTCTTGATGAGACGCCTATATCCACCTTATTCTCAAAATAGACCCTAAGAATCTTACCCTTGGGAGTTGGTAGAACCTCCATATTACCAAGGACATACTTACCAGGTTTAACATCAGCAGGATCATATCCAAGCTCTTTGATTCTGCTCTCATTCAGCGTCTCTATCCATGCAGCCGTTACAAGGTGAGACCCTCTCTCCAAGTGTGTATTGCCACTCTCAGGATGCTCCAACTCACCAATAACACCACGACGAGCCATCCTGCTCTGAAAGGATGACCCTTCCTTCAGATTCCTTTCGAACTCCGCTCCAGGATATAACCTGTTATTCTCATTCTTTGAATCTAGCTTGCCAAATATGCCCTCAACAACAAGATTCATCTGTCCAGGAGTTTTGACATCCTCGACAAGCACAGGCTTCTTAGTGGAAATAAATGGAAATGGATTCTCTTTCTCAATCAGCAATCGTTTAGCCATTTCAAACTCCTGCTATTACGTTCTTGGCAGCCACTCTTATGACTGCTCTGTCTTCTGTCTTGACCGCCGACATTTCCCCAAACACTCCAATCAATTGCTCTCTCGTCACCTGGACAAGAAAATAATTCGTTATATCAAGTATTCCATTGTAAAAATTCTGTATGTAATCCAAAAAAGCATAACCTTCAGGAACCTTAATAAGCCTTAAAAACGTTTCAGCCTCCTCTGAATTCAGTTCGTAGGTGTCTCCATTTTCAAAATAGAATACAAATGCACTTCCCTGAGGCTCCCTGGATATTCCAATCCATCTATCGCTCAAATTCATAGGAGGTATCATTCTCTTCTTCCCATCCTGGTAATGTCATTCAGTACGGACTCTAAATCTTCATCACTTGGTATAAATTCTTCCTCTTCCTCTTCCTCACCACTTAGCAGTTTGAGAATCTCCGGACTTATCTCTTCCTCATCACTTGGCTCAAGTTCCTCCTCACCCATTTCATCCATGATGTCCAGAATCTCATTATTGTACTCTTCAGAAAAAACATCATAGACACCAGGTACAGCAAGAATCTGTGCTGGACTCATCTCACCAATAAGCCGCTCCATTGCAGCCGTAAACTTATCATCATCATACCGTCCTTCATTCTCGTCAGGTTCAGATTCAAGCCCAAGCTCCTGAGCAGGAACTTGCTCAGCAACTTTATTTCCACTCTCTACCCAACCAGGACCAGGACGCTCAATCCGTCTCATTTCGCCACCACATTCAGAACATTTGATGTCACGACAGTGCTTGGAACTTATCATCTTACGACCACATTTCAAGCACTCACAGTTATAAGATTTCTCTCTGATAACCCTTCTCTCCTTCAAGTTCTTAAGATATTCCGGATTGATATTTGGAAAAAGCTTGGCCACTGTATCTGCACCAAGAGAATCAAGAGCACTCTTTGCTTCCTGAATCAACATATTCAGATAGCTTGGGTCTACATGAGGAAACAACTTCTCAAGCTCGTCACGATAGTTCTTGTCAAATGCCTCAGAAAACTTCTCAACAAGTTCATTGGTAAGTTTTAATGGCTCTTTTCTGGCAAGTCCCGCCACGAGAAGAGCCGAAAGTTTGGAAAGTCTGCTGACAGGTCTGTAATCCTCCTCGACAGGCACACCCCACGATGATACACCACCTCCATATACCTGACGGAGAACCTTCAGAACATCATCATATCTTCCAGATTTAAGTGCATCAAACGGCTTGTCGAAGGACTTGGTAAATGGCTTTATTTTCTCCAAGACATCCCCAATAGGCACCCGTTTCACGTTCCCTTTGTCATCTTTCATGACAAGAAATTTGTAGGGTGATTCCTCGTAGATAAGACCAACTACAGGTATTGAATTCACGATAATCTGCGGCTCCATTCCTGCCCTGAGAAGGTCCTCACTCTTAATGCCAAAAGCTTTGGACATATTTCCCGTGAGGAAGGACCAGTATTTCTCAGGCTTGATTACCTTCTCCTCAGCCTCTTTCCTCAACGCCGTCCAATGTTTATCCACAAAGTCAAGAATGGACTTTGTCTTCCCTGTCAGATTCATTATCTCACCATGCTTTTCTTTGGCTTCGTTGACATCATGCATCTTACCCTCAACACACTTGCTATTCGCGATTCGGATGGCCATTCCCTCGTCTCCACTATCTTTAAGGACACTATTAGCAATTGCCGTCCACTTTCTTTTTTGAGCAGGTGTTAAACCTTTTTTATGACGACTTACATCAGATACATTCCACATTTTATCCAACCTCTAAATTCAGTTTTTTCTCTGTCCAATATGTCCTCTTTTAGCCTGAGACATCTTTCTCTTCGACTCTTCAGTATGTCGTTGCCCTTAGAAGGCATTATCTCTCCTCAGCTTCAGCATCGTATGAATCGTGGTCGGAAAAATAATGCATTTCACAACGGACACCCTCCGGTATCGTTACACTTAGCACCACTCTGAAGTATCTCTCCGGGGGTCGGAACATGATGACAGCTAGACCATGAGGTTGTATTGTTTTCTCGGTTACTATTCCAACCCCACAATCGGCAAAAGGTATTGCAATCCAATAATCCGCCACACCACCATCTACACTACTCTCAATGGTTACAACCACAGGAATATCAGATGAATTGTTATACAAAAACAGAACTCTACATGGAATCTCAGTAGGCTCTGCTATGGGGCTGGACATTGAACTGTCCCTTATCCAGAAAGTTTTCCTGACAACTGGATGTTCAAGTGCCATTATCTATTCTCCTCTCAGCAAAAGTATTTACGCACCGCTTTCTCGACCTCGCTTTTCAGGTCATCTTTCTGTTCTCTTTCGTCATCCGCAGCCTCACCTTCAGTGAATGCTTCAACCTGACCAAGAGGCTGCACATTTCCAAATGCTAAGTCACTGCCAAAATCATCAGGAAACTCCGGCTCCATTCCTACATCCAACTCCGGCTCTGGAGCAGGTTCAACAAAGTCGTCATCATCAATAGAAGAAGGCTGTGGAAGAGTAGGGTCAGGCATGTAAGCTTTCCTGTTTTTATCCTCAATAAAACCAATTACAATGTCAATGGTCTTCTCAACATCAACTTCGATGCTATTCTGCTTCAGGACAACTGCATCCCCTTCGCTAAGGTCCTTAATCATATCCTCCACGTCATCCAAGGAGACGTTCAAATCGTCAGCAACACCAAACAACTTGGCCTGGAAGTCAACAAGACTGCCTTTCCAGAATTCTTTCTTTGACCCCCCACCTTCGTCAATCGACTTTCTGACAGTAAGGATACCAAAAGCCTCTTCAACAGACAATTCACCCTTATCCATTCGTTCAAGAATATTCGCGGCCTTTTCTGGAAAACTCTCCGGTCTAATTTGCCCTTCCTCACCTGGAGCAGCCGCACCTTCAACTCCGGGCTCTTCTTCCTCTTCTTCTTCAGGAGGCTCAAACTCTTCCTCAGGTTCATAAGCACCGGGACCCGCCGCTTCCTCACCACCAGGCTTGGTCAGAAGAGCCGAAATAGCAAACTCAGACTGGCAGACAGGACATATCATCTTTGCATCCTCAGTAATCCCATCTTCGTCGGTAACAAGGTCAAAATCAAGGTCATCTATGACAAGTTGCTTTCCACAACCCCAACAGGTTACAGTCTCCTTAGCCACTTCCATTTCTTTTTCCTTATCCTGATCTTTTTCTTTTCCTTTTGATACCTGCTCTGGCTCAACATCACCTTTCAGGTCAACTTCAGTGGGAACAAAATCTTCACCCCCGTTAGGCATCAACTCACCAGCATAAAGTTCAACTATCCATGCTGGACCATCCTGAAAGCTACTCTGACGATACTTGACGTGGACAGGAACCTCATCTTCACCATGCATAGTTGACTGGTCAAAAAGCTCAACCAGCTTATCCATCTCCTCTTTCTTGACTTCACCGGAAAAGTAGGTAAGAATACGGTTCTCAAACCTTTCATATCCCACAAAGTAATCAAAAAGCCCCAATATAGCCAGTCTGGACATAAGAGACGTAAAGACTTTCCCCAACGTCGTCTCAGCATTTAATGGCTCTAAGGACTTCTTATCAATCAATCCAAATACCTCATAGAAATAAGACACACCGAATCTATCTAAATTATACGGAAAACAGGACACCCAAAATCATTCATATATTCATTTTTTCAGGCGAGATAGGTGGGATTTTGGCCTCTGCTTCTTTCGAAGGTCCTTGAAATAGCCTCTAATTATGTATTCGTATCTCCTTCCCTGATTTTTGTTGCCATCAGACTTGACCGGATGGAATATTTTCTTTCCCCTCTTCTCCAAACCCCTTGGGTCCACGGCCATCTTCCAACTACATCGAGCAAACTTCGATATATCCTTGATTGTGAAACCATGCATCTTTGCAATAAGTGGAAGAAGATGGTCATCCGCAATCTGTGTATGTGAGACAACATCCTCACATCTCCGGAGAAGATGACTCTTATCAAAACTCGTAATCAGTGCATTTGTAAGAACCATTGCACCACCCTGAAGCCCTTCTTTACATGAAATTTTCGGGGATATTGTCCCCAAGACCCCACGCAGATGGACCTTCTGCAGCCTAAACATCTTCTGCCATCTGTCACTCTCTCTCAGTACACCAAGAAGACCTATGTTAGGATCGGTTATTTCGTCCAGAATGGCACGATCAACATCAGGAGCCAAAAACAATGTATCATAGTCAATCGTCATGAAATGACTATAATTGTAGATACCCGAAAAATAGAGAATGGACCTGCAAAGCATACCAAAGAGACCTGCTCCCCACCCCCATTTTCTCTGCGCCACATACACATTCTCCAGACCAAACCTCTGCACCATTTTCACGGTAAAGTCTGAATCCACTTTGTCTATGGCAAAAACCAGCTTTGTTGTTTTTGGGTCAGTATTTGCAACCACAGACTCTGCAGTATCAATTACATGGTCGTAGAAAGTATGACACCTCAAGCAAATCAGCAAATCATAGTGATTTGGTTTTTTTACGTTTTGAATGCTTTTCTTGGCTCCCATCCCATCCTCGACACTGAAAGATTTTCATTAACAAGCATCTTCGTATACTGTGGAAGTTCATCAGACGAGGGCTTATTCTTTCCACTCCAGTGGCGTATTATCGTACTATGCATGAAAGAGAATTCCTTAGACGATAATGTGGCGTAAATAAGCTTCGGAGAGTTTGCAACAGCACAGACCAATGGAGGCATGTCTCTCAGCTTTCTCTTGCTCCAATACTCATACCACAGTTTGAAAAAAGCTCTGGTCCTCTTGTTCTTCTTGAATGATACAACTCCTGCCTGAAAGACTCTGCTAACATGAGGTGGATGAAAATCCATAATGGCCTGCTTATATAACCTGGCTCCCCTGAGCCGTCTGTCTGAATCATGTACAGAACAGACCACAAGCGCAATATCACATAGCTGCAGGATGTCGAAAGCCTTAACAAACTTAGATGACACACACACCGTGTCAGCATCAGTATATAGAGTTTCATCAAATATGCTGTAGAGGTCAGGTTGACACTTCGGATGGCGGTTCTCATCATCTCTAAGATTAACCTCAGTAAAGATTACCCCATCACTCTCCCCCCATACATGATGCCTATGTTTCTTTTTTAGATTGGTGATAACTTGAACAGGAAGATTTGAATACTTACGAAGCTCACGAACGGAATGTGCAGCAGTCTGGTCGTATTGGTCTCCAAAGGCCACATAAAGATGCCCTCTTCTCGTCTCTACAGATGGCTCCATATCTTGCTGTATGATTCCCATACCTTAACAACCTTTCATTTATCAGTCCCACAGGTTTTCACCTTTTACGTCTACAGACCACTGTAATAATTGTAAAACAGATTATGGCAGCACAAACCACGAATGCTGTTGGCCATTCCATTTCTCTTCCCCCTCACTCTTTTTGCTTTCTTCAACAAGTTTTTCAACACCTGCTCGAATCTTTTTATTTTTTCGTACACACCTACATGGAATTAGGATAAGAGTACGTCTCAGTCTGCCTGTATAACCTCTACCAAAACATCGTTTGCAGTTTGGAGTTGCAAATTCCTTCAATTTCTCCTTGGCCGGACCAAGCTGCACCTCTACAAGTTCATCTTCTGTTCTTTCCATTCTTCAAACCCTTAACCCACTTTCTTATTCCATTCACCGCAACCCTCTGTTTATCCCTTCCCTGCGACGACAGAGAACCAGGACGCATCCGCCTGTACCAATAAGTAACTTTCTCAACGTGAAGCACCCTGCAACCTACCCATGCCAAAAGCAAAACCAACTGAAAATCTGATGCCCTGTCAAACTCAGAATTCAACCCTGGCGTCAAGTCGTAGACTGACTTTCTAAAGAACTTGTGATGAGGAGCATTCCACCACTCACCTCTCATCATAACATCATACATGCTCTTTCCGCAAGGAACATCCCTAGCCCATCCCATGCCTCCATTAAACATCATAAATCTTGACCAAGCAAAACCTACATCATGATTAGCCTTAAACACTTTGGCCATGACCGACAATGCATCAACAAAGATTTTATCGTCACTATCAACGATAGTGATAATAGGTCCTTTGGCATGTTGTAATCCTATACGAGTAGCTTCGGTAACATTAACATGCTTTGGAAGAGAGAGGAGGTTGACACGCTTGGTGTAAAGATACCCCTCAACCACCTTTTCCGTCTGGTCCGTGCTTCCATCATTGACTACAATAACATCGTAGTCAGTGTAATCCTGAACGAGAATAGAATTAAGACACTCAGAAATAAATGTGGCAGTATTATACGCCGGTACGACTACTGTTACATGAAGTCCCATTGCATCTCCTCGGTCTTATCACGTCATAGGTGCAGTCCAGTTGACCGAGTCTGTAGCATAGGCTCTCGTATATGAAATAACTAAGTCCGTGTCATCACCACCACCCTGGGCCTGAATCCTAAATGGATTGACAGAATCAATAGAATGCCAGACAATCTCACTTCCGGAACCTATAGCACCAACCGAGAAAGGACCCCCCAGGTCCACCCAACCACTTCCACTATTCTCCTGAATCTGAACCGACAACGTATCAGCCGTAAGATTCTCAAAATACAGAAGCCTATTTCCCATAGCTCCAATAGCTATTGTCTGTACATCCCTCACCGTCAGTATTACAGCCTCTATGTTGGGAACATCAAAAACATCAGACTGAGAAACCAACATATCTATTTCTCCTTCTTTTAATCAGTCATCTTATTTATCACTACATCTACATTTCCAGTCCGAAGAAGCTCATCAACAAATGAACCCAATTTGTTCACAGCCAACGGTGTCCTGATTCCAACAGAATCAAGCCTGTTCTCCAGATGAGCCATAAATTCCTCATCACTCTCCTCCTCAGGTGGTATCTCTTTCTGAAACTTCCCCGGAACTGGTGCTTCTGTTGGAAATTCGATGTCAAAATCCTTCAATCCCACATCATCACCATCAATCACCTCCGTAGGGGGTTCCGGTATCTCAGCCGATGTCACTTCGTATTCCCCATTCATTGCCCCAAATTCCGATACAAGGTCATTTATTGCCTGGGCCGTGGCCACCGACGGTGTTCCATCACCAAGCTTGCCAGCAAGCATGGCCGAATATACAGCATCTTCCACAGAAGACCACTTGTCTTCAGGAATATCCATACCTGCAAAAGCAGTACTGATTTTTGAGGTAATCCATGCCTTGACATCACCTTCCTTGATCTCTTTCCTACCTGCTCCCAGTATGCTGCCTACGGCAACCACACTCGCCTCATCCATACTGAATTTTTTGGCAGCCCTGGCTACACGAGACTCAGAATGCCCTATCTGGTCTTTCTTCTCCTCACCTGAAGGAGGAGCTTTGCTGAAAAGATTGCTCAGCATATTCTGTGTACCCTCATCAAGCTTCTTAGCAGTACCACTTAAAACAGATGGATTCATGGCCTTATTCCTCGTCTAAGTAATCTTGCTTCTATTCTTTTGCCTGTCTCCGACTCAAACTTTACCTTGCCTGGTATGTATCTAATCCTTTTTCTTCCCTTCCGCTTCGGCACAATCTTCTTTTTCCGTGCAACCTTCTTTCTACGCCCAACTACCGGAACCTCTTCGGGAGATACAACCCTTCTCCGACCAACTCCAACACGCATCACACGTCTAGCACCCTGGACTATCTTCTGATATGGATACCCATTCGCCTTGATGGTAGACCATACAAACTTTCCCTTCGAAGGAGCAGCGACAAACAGCATCCATGTGCCATTGTCAACACCAAAATATTTGTATACTGACCCATCTAAAAACGCTATGTAGAGGTCCTCTGTCTCATCGTTATAACCGATAGCCTCAACATTAGAGGACACAACCGACTGAAGTGGGATTCCCTCGATTTCCACCCGTGCCACATCATGCTCCTATGAGGTCGTCAACCTTGCTCTTGAGATTCGTCACTCTTCTTGTTATGCCCTTAAGCCATCCAACAAAGCTGTTCCAAAGTCTGGATAACCTCGGCCATGCTTCCACCATCGGATATTTGACACTACTCTCCACCGTGCCATATTCAACCTCCGCCGGAGTCGTCAATATCTTCTTACTATCGTCAATAAGCTGCTCCAGCTTATCCGACATATCTTTCCCAAGTGCTTCAAGCTCTATGACAAGCTTATCAGCCAGGTCTCTATATGAAGGCTGTGCCGATTTGTACCTGCGCTCAGGAACCAGCTTGAAATACATGTCTTTAATGATTGCAATGTTACTTTCGTACTCAGGCAAAGCCAGAATCCATTCCCGATTGAACTCTTTAATCTCAGTCTGAGCAGTCCTCACCAGCTTCTTGAGCGGAGCAATCATCCCCTCTGCCTTCTTTATCATGAACAAAGCATTCCTGAACTTCTCAGCCCTAGCTATATCAGGCTTAGTCGGTCTCGTCGAGCGTCTCTTGGCTTTTTGTTTCTTGGCCTCCTCGACACGATATCTCCTCAAGGTCTCCTGCACCGTTGGCTTTATTTGTAATTCTTCTGCTGACTCCGGCATTTTATTTTCTCCTCGATTTCTTGCATTTTCCCTGGCTTCCTCAGCACTCTTCCCAATACCGACGACACACCCAGGATTTACATCATGAAGATAATCAGAATCTCCAGTCTCTCTAAACATCTGAAAATCTTCAAGAGCATCTTCCTTTCCAAAATATGCCGCCTGAACAAGAGTTATTCCAGCTATACCAGCATTATCAGTATCAAGCTCCATAGATAAACGGCGTGCATGTCCTGTCTTAGGGTCTTCTATATATCCAAACCATCTCATCAGACATCCGACTCCGCCACAGGTGTTGATGTTATTAAAGGTGCTCCAACACTCTGCAGGTCCAGTACAGGTTCAAAATCAGCCCTCGTATCTCCTCCAACAACGACCTCAATGAAAACAAATAAAGTTTCAAGGTCAACAAAGTAGTTTGTGACATCAACCACAACCCCCCAAAAGCCTGTCTTGTTCTGAAGCTTGACAAGAACCTGGGCTCCAAGACTATGTTCCACGACATTTCCACTCAAACTGATTGTATAAAAAGTTGCAGTGGCAAAAGTCGGGTCCTCAGCAACCTCTGTATCAGGGTCTGTCACCAGAACTCCACAGAAGAGGCTTGTTCCAGACAAAACAAATTGCGTTTTCATAATTCTCCAATCTCTGCATAATTATACGAAAAATATGCCATACCGAAAGACTCATATTCAAGTCATAGAAGAAGACTCAACTCTCATTGACCAAGTAAATCATAATGCTTCTTGTTTTTCTTCACCCTTCTTCGTTTTTTTCGACCAGGAGGACGAGCACCCAAAGGCACCTCATAAGAACCAGCAGCACCCGCTGTCGTCATCTCATCAACACCTGCTTCAACGTATTTCATCAATACATCAACCTCAGACGGTTCGTCTATTTTCCCTTCTGCCCCTCTCAAGATGATAGCAAGCTCCCTCAAGAACCGAATGTAATGATATTTCTCCAGAAGCTTATAGATGATATTGCCCGGAAGCAGATTCTTGGTTTGCATCTCCTTTAGTTGTTCCGGTGTATAAACTCTCTTAAACCCAGCCCCCCGCAAACCGTGCATTACCCTGTAGATAGAAGCAAGTTTTCTGACCTGGTCATCAATAGCCTGAATCTTGGCCTCAATGAGAACCCTAATTGTCTCCACAGATTCAGAACTAAGTCTACTCAGTTGAGAATAATCTATAAGGTCCCGCTGAAGTTGGCCTCTCTCAAGGTCTATGTGTTTTGCAAGCCTTGAAAACCCACCAAGAAAATCAGCAAAATCAGGATAGTTAATCTTGGATTGCTTTACCCATCTGTCATTAGGAATATCATAGATGTCATCAAATGACGTAGGATCATACTCTTCAGAGTAAAGATAAAGGTCTATCGGATGCTGTGTTCCCTCAACAAAAATCTTCTGACCTGTCACAGCTTTTGCTTCCTCACGTGCCCTATCTTTCTCCTCTTCACTATCAAACCTCATTTCCAACGTGAGGTCCACATCAGTATCATCAGCATACCTCTTCGTCAGAATGCTTCCCTTAACAAAGATTGACTTCATCATTCCCAAACTGTAGAATGGCTCGGCAATATCAAGCAACTGCTGCCTGACTGATTCCTTCAACTCCGGCTGCTCTGCCTCTGGATTTTCAAACATGCCAGGAGCATATGTTTCTCTCTCAATATCAACAATACTCTCAAAGGCATGGGTCACTTGTCATTTTTCCTTTTCAATTCCAAAGCTTCAAGTGGAACTATGATTTCACCAATCTGCATTAGTTGGCGTTCACCTGTCCCAATCCTCAATAGACATTTGTATTGCCGCGTCCTATGTGGTATCCACATATTCTTGCTTACTTCCTCCCTAGCCACTTCGGAAAAGGTTATCTTTGCAATACCACTAATCTCTTTAATCATACCATTAATGTCAAGAATTTCCTTCAGAATTTCAAGGTCGGGGTCTATTCCAACAGGCAGGAAGAGTTCTCCCCTGGCGTTAAGTCTGATATTTTTATCGTTAGGGTCACCATTCTCAAAAATCTTTACAAGAACTTCGTCTCCAGGAAGAATAGGCTCAGTCTCGATGATAGTAGTGTACAAGTCCAAAAAACAACCTGTACAAAACAAGGCAATAAACAGAACAAGTATGATTAACACCATGATTTTCATTTTTCACCCCTCCTTAAAAGGTTACACTTTTCACATACCGTGAACTACCCATGGTTAAAACACATAGGCTTCAGGGGTCGTGAACTCTGTTTAAAACCAGACGCCTTACCCTGTTTTTGATTTAATTCGGATTGCGTCCCACAACCCGAAAGAAGTTTCAATCATTATATCCATTTTTATCCCCTCATCAGCCACCATGATTCCGCACATCCCGTCGTAGCTGCTCTATTTCACTTTTCAATTCATCAATAGCTTTCGTCTGATACTTTAACTCCGTGAGAACACTTACTGAAAGAATGCTGTGATTCTTCTCAAGGTTGGTATGAAGTTTGAGAATCTCAGCATCAAACCTCTCCAGCTTCTCATGGTCATCTTTTACTTCCTTAAAACCCTTAGATATTGACTCAATTTTAACATCCATTCGAGCCGCCACCATACTGGGAATGACCTCGAACAATGAAATAAAAAATGCTACAAGAAGTCCTACTCCAATCCCACCACCAACCAACTTTCCTTTGTGATTGCTCAACATTTCTTTCACCATCTCCATGTTCTTCCACCCTCTATTTGGTTCTCTACTAAGCATTAAGAAGACATTTCAACAAGCCTATCCTTTGATAGCCTTATCAAATTCAAAAATTATATGCATCACTTACTTTCTTCAAGCAATTTGTAAGCAGCCCCAACAACCACAACAGAGTAAGCTCTCCCAACACAATCTTTTATCTCAGAAATCTCCTCCGCAGTAACCTCAACCATACCTCCTGCATGAACTTTCTCTGCCAACTTATATCTCTCAAACTTCTTCATCGGTTCTACCATCTTACCTTCAATAGTAGCAACCAACGCATTAACAGCAACAATTCTTAATGAAATCTCTTTCTGTGTATTGGAATCTTTAATTGACTCACCATTGAAATCCAACAACAGATTATCAAAATTTACTTTCATCTCATACCCCTCTTTTGTTAAGTCTTTTTGCCAAATAATTCCCCAGACTGCAATTAGAACTCTTGCCTCATCAAACTCCCTTTCCTCACAAAATCCAAAGCAGGAATTGTCATTGTTTCTCCGTTCTCTGCTTCTACAACAACAAAAAGCGAAGGCAAATCAGAATGATAATCCTCAATATCAATAACGCATATCCACATACGATTATTACTTTCAAGTCTGGAGAAAACACAAGTACCAAGAGCATGTTCTACTACACGACCATTAGAATCAGTGATATAAAACGTTCCTTTAACCCAATCTGAAAGAATAGCCATATCTTATCTCTTTATAAACCCAATTCTTTTTCTGTCCAAACCATAAAACCACCATACACTCAAACAACACCACTCCTTTTTCGTCAAATGTAAGTGATTAAATTATCCGTTTGTGAAAGAAACATTGCTCTGATTCTTGCCGGACTCCATGCACCTGCCAAAACTTGTACCTCATCTATCATGCCATTGAATAGAGAAAAGTAGTCTGTATTGTCAAACCGACGACGACCACCTATGATAGTATCATAATTATTTATAGAAGAACCAGAAACCCCACCCACACCAACCGCAGCACCATCAATATAGATACGAAATTTCTTTGTCCCTGAATCATCATAATTACGAACTACAATGTGATGCCATTCATTATCAGCAAAATGACCCTCACCTTCTAGCGTCTCTTGGGTACCTCCAATCCTCACATCGACATCACCATCACTCTGCACGAATATCATGTATTGATAGAGCCATAAAGGTGCTCCACCTGCTTTGGCAAATAGTGTAGACACATCACTAACCCATTTTCCCCACACTCCGAGTGTAAACTCATCGGTATCAGGTTTGAAATCAAGGTCAGGGCAAACCGCATGAGGAAAATTGATATAATCATCACCACCATCAAAATCGAGACATTCACCTATCTGACCATCTTGTAAGGTCGGAGCACTGTTTAATGTACCATTATTGCCACGGCCTGTTGAATCAATGACCGCACTTGCACTATAGAGATGCTGAACTAAACGGTAATCACCAGTCCAAACTCGTTGACCAGGAACACTCCCAATATCACCGACATAAGTTAAATTATCTACCGCAGTTCTATCATAATATAAATAAAAAGTTGTTACACCAACAACAGGAACAAAAACTCGAACATGAAGCCATGCTTCCTGTCCTGCAGTAGTCCAATCCTCAATTTCAACATAACATTGAGTTACAGCATCAGCACCAGTTATTGCAATCTTAAAACGATTTTCATCACTAAGAAGCTCAGCAAAAACAGCAGTTAAATCCTGATTAGTAACACCAGAACTATTAGAAAGATGTACAACTATAACATCATCAAATGCTTCACCTATATCAGTAGAATCAATTTGAAACTCAATACGATTCTCAAAACCAGCCAGCCATGGCTGGCTAAGCAAAGCACTTAAAAAAAGGTTATTGCCATCTTTTCTGCTCTGTACTTTCACTAGTTATCCTTTCAAGGAACTCGTTTATCTCGTAATTCTATATACTTTGCTTCAAGGATTTGAAAATATGCCAAGTCAGTTTCTAATTGAATCCGTCTCTGTTGAATTTGTATCAAAGACATTTCCACAATCATCGACTTATGCGGTGTCGTAATTTCAAGTCTATCGGATTCATCAGTACCTTTAATAAATTTGTATGTTTCCAATATGATCTCCTATTATGATGGTACGCTATAAGCTATAAGCGAGTAACTTGTTCCATTTAATTTTATGTGAACTAATTTCTGTTCTCCTACTGGACGATAATTAACAATCGACCCAGTATCAAATATTCCCGCTCCCGCATCTGTACCTTCAAGATTCCAAAAAGCCTGGTCACTATCGTTTTGGTCAATTGTCAATGCCACTTTACCCTCTGTTACTCCTGTTTTGATTTCAAATCTACTCTGAGGCTCGGCATCCCCAATTCCTACACCAGCGTAGCCTGTTTTATCAACTGTAAGTACTTTAACTGCAGCTCCTGCATTACGAGTAGAAAAGAACATTCTCCCACTATTGTCAGCTCCTGCTCTTACTGCTCCAATTCCAGCAATATTTTGCTCACCCGATGTATCGTCTTCTATAAAAAAGGTAAGGGCTCCACCAAACCCATCTGACATGTTAGTTATTGCCTTAGCAACAAAAGATACAACCCCCATCGGGTAAGTAACAGCTGCCGCCACCATCTTAACTTTTAGAACCATATCAGAATCTTCTACATGTAAACGACATCCAGGAGTAGCTGTTCCAATACCAACTCTGTCTGTATATTCAGGAACATTTACAACAAGATTAGGAGAATCAATTGTTAAGGCAGCAAAAGTAGGAGATGCAGCAATAGTTACAGCTTGGTCTATAAAAGTATGGCTGGCTCCTGACGCGGCAATATGAGCCAAACAGGTATTCAACTGAGTTTGAATATTAGATGTTACACCATCCAGATAGCCAAACTCAGTTGCATTGATAGTTCCTGGAAAAATATCTTGTGGGTCTATATGTACTGGCATCTATATATCACCTCACATCAAAAAAGCAAACACCACCCAAGTTGTCTCAGAAAATTCCTGGATAGTGTATTAAAACTCCATCAAGTACAGTCAAAAGATTCCTCCATTCTGCTCCGTCCTTGACGAAACAATCAGTTTTTGGATGAAGAATTTTCTAACTGCCTCAGTATGTAGCAACTTCATCACACCATAGAGCCGGATTCGCAGCAAACTCAGGTCTCAGCATGGATGCCGTTATTCTTCCCGCAGCCGCCGACAGAACCTGACCCCTGACAAAGTTCCCTCTATGATGAACCGCAAACGTCAGTTCTCCGCCAGGAACTATTGGAACTGAAGTCACACGTGTAACCCAATTCACTCCATCTACACTATCCTGTATTCGCACAGTGACGTTTGCAGCGTTGAGATGGTCTGCCTCAATGTGCAACTGTACTCCGTTGTACCCCCCCATTATGCCTGACGGTGTAATACCCCCACTGAACATTGGGTCCTCATTTTTGGTAAAGAAGCACGTCCATGTGTCTGGTGCAAAACCTGCGTAAATTCCATCTCTTGATACTGTTGGCATTTATTCTCTCCCTACTTTGTTAATTAAATCTCTATCCAAATTATACAAAAAAACATAGTGCATTTCGGATTGTTGACAAAAAAACTTAGCAATCTCCATTTACAGAAAGAAGTCTAACTGTTTTGAGAACACAATGATTGGACATACTTCCTATCCTAAGAGTATAACTTTCACCAAACAGTTGAGAACATATCCTCTTCATAACCTCAAACATGCCCACTGTCAGTTTCCTCTTTCCAATCCCCTTAACAATAAGAACAGGGGTAGCCGTCTTGTAGTCCTCGAACACAACAAACTCATCACAAAAGTGATAATACCTGCGCCCGTTCCGTCCGAAGATTATCTGCTCAACACTATCGTGACCTGATTGCATTGATTAGTGAATCCATCTTCCTGCTAATTTCACCCAACCTATCCAAGTTTCTCGAACTATCCTTTGCGGAAGTAATAATCTGGTCCAACTTCGTCCACAACAAACCAAACACCACACCAAACCTGGTCCAATCTCCCGTAGTGAAAGCAGAGCCCTCAATGATAACCGGAACTAACTCTCTAAGCCGCTCCACCTTGTCTCGCAGGGATGGTCCTTCCTTCTTCAAAGTTTCAAGCATCTTCAGGACATCGTCCCTCTTGCTCTTAATTAGTATTCTCTCAGCTATTTCAGTTTCTTTTGTCATCATTCATCCCAACAGTAGTTTCTTTCCACCGACACTCTCTCTGAGAACAGCCTTCTTCACGACTTTCGTAGCCGTACAATCCTCATGTTTGCATACGAGAGTGACCTCATCACCTTTCTCCTCAAGTTTCTGCCAATCATGCTCATGGCTCTTGGCACCCGAACTCGGAAGCTTTTCAGTCAAGATTTTCTTACCCACTGTTCTTCACCTCCTCTTTTGCTTCAGCATTTATCTTTCTTATGGTTTCAGTCATAAGGTTCTTCGTTCGTATCACCTCTAATTCTTTCTCGTCACTATTCCAATATGCAACCTGTTTACTCTCAACAAGAGTTCCTGTACCACTGAGAGCATGAAGAGGAAGCGATTCTGGAGATACTCTAAGCCTATGGCTTGAAAAACAGTTACTGCCAACTTTGTGGCTAAACATGTGTTTACCTGAAATGAAAAATTCCTGAAGTACAATCCTATCTTCTCTATCCAACTTCTCTGCGATGACGTTGTCTATCTCCTTACATCTCGACTCCGTGATATGCACAGAACTCTGTATGAAATCCCTAACCTTATATCCTTTGTCATATTCCTTATCCTCGTTCTCAGAAAGCTCACTCATCATACCCATGTCTTCAAGACGTGCAAGAATCTTTGATTCCTCAACCCTGACCACACCCTTAATGATTCCTGAAATCTTTCCCTTCCCATCCCTGCGAAAGAGATGGGGAGGAATCATGCTGCGCTTAAGAAGATACTCATGCCACTCCTGGCCTTCCATACCGAGCATTTTTCCAATATCAGTAAGTGTAGCAAGTGTATCCATCCTTATTTTATCAACCTCCAGACGCTGCTTCTCGTCAACTGCACTCACCGGATTCATATGTATCGTAAACTGAGCCTTCTCTGAGAAGGGGTCAATGCCAATCCAACACAGGTTAAGCATGATGAACGTAGCATAGCCCTCCATAATTGCAGTTTGTAACCTCTTCTCTTTCCTAGCAAAGTTCACGTCCTGAAAACTCAAAGGAATGTCCGCAGCAAAAGACCCTGGAGTATCGGAAAAACCCAGATAATCCGGAGGGACACCAAGAGTACCAAAGAACCGCTTTCTAAGATAATCTATATCAAGAACCTGATTTATCTGCTGAGACCCGGTAAGCCTGTCGATGTCAACTGCATCACTGTCTACTATGAAATCCTCATCTATACCAATCGGGTCCATCTCCGTCCTGACTTTGCCCGTTGTTTTGTCAATCTCATACTTCTTGCGAAGCTCCTGACGGATAAGACGCATGGCTTTGGCCCTATCATCAGGAGTTAGACCCGTTAAATTCTTCATCTTGAACACAAACCTGTCCGGAGCACGTTTCAACCGGTAAAGAACAAGATTATCCTCACAAAGCCTAAGTTTTCTAAACATCCTTCTAGCAGGAAGAAGAAACGAAGTACCATAATTGGTCATCCTGTTCCTGCCAAGAAGTTTGAAGTGAATAAACGACCACGGTGCATCTGTTGGTTTCTCCGTCTTAAGCCTGCCCAACTTCGACAGAAGATGTTTGTGTGCAAGCTGCTCTATCGGAGATACGACAAACCCTGTAAGCCTGTTGTCGTTGTCCTCAATCCTGGACACTGAATATACCGGAGCAGCCATAAAATCAACAATAGGTCCAGGAGTCCCATCCTCCCTAACGGATTGCACATTACCCTCGAAGCAATCTCCATACTTCGCAACCTCTCTTGCCTGGGCAAAAACTCTCGCTTCGGCGTCAACATCATCCATCCACTGGTTTGCCAAGTCCTCAATCTCTTTGTTGTCCGCCTCAACCCAAATGGTTTTTCCAGTAGTTACATCCCTTTGACAATTATGGACAAAGACACCAGCAGATAAAGCAAAGTTATGGTGTGTTTCTACATCAAGACAATAGACATCTTCTTTCTTATCAAGATACTTTACTGAGACCACTTTGTGGTTCTGCTTTGCCTTTGATATTGCAGCACCAACGGCTTCCCTATATCCAGGACGATTCCAGACCTCTGATATAGCCTGGCTATGCTTAATCCGCTTTTCTGGCGTCCACCTATCTTTAAGCATCGAACGAGCACCACGACGGCATATCCCACCTTCAACAAATTTTTTCCGATATTCTGGATTTTCCCATCGTTTCTTAGCAACCACAGACATCTTCTCTCGGAATTTCCTCTTGCGCCCAAGAGACCAATTTCTCTTTACCACATTCGCCCCCTTCGCAGCCAAAACATTTCTCTTTCTTGCTTCAGGATGATTCCGAAAATAATCTAACCTGCTCTGACGCATTCTCTCCACGACAGCAGGGTCACACATAGGATTATTATCAGTAAGAAGCTTGCTCAACAACTTCCTATGCTTCTTGCTAATAACCTGACCCTTCGCATGAAGACTTGCATGTTCTTCTTTCATCATCCACATAAGGTTGTCTGGACAGTTATTTCGTTTGTTGTAGTCTCGATGATGTACAATGGCACGTCTTTCAAGACCTGGCCGTGACACAAACTGACGGTGGGTATAATGCCATTTGCTTTCATCCGGCTGATAAAGGAGTTCATAACCAGGAATACTACCATTGTACTTTCGGTAAAGAGGCATTAAACTATCTTCAAGTTTCAAATCCCTTGCTTGACGGTAACTCCCATTTCTCATCAAAAATCTATGGTCCGGAGTACACTTGATTCTCTCACCATTATCGAGAACAATCTCAACGAGACGAGCATCTTTTCGCGTCTTCCGAGCAGTAGCTTTCGCCGGAACAATCTTTTTTCTTTTTATGTCATAAGCATAGACCCAAAAAGAACCCCTATCTACAAGGTCTTTGATTGCTACTTCCTCTCCTTCAAGCAAAGAAACTTGTGTATCACCTGCAAAACATGCATCCTCAGAGTACAAATCCAATACTTGTACTACGATGTCGTCGCTGTCCATGTCGTCAAATTCTTTGTACATCTCATATCTATCAACATGAAGATGCATTGAGTCGTAAAAAAACATGGAAAGAACATCATCCCAACTGCTGGACATAAGCTCCCGCAAACCTTCAGGTGTTATGCGTTCTGGAGCTTTGCCCTTCGTCGAAAAACCAAACATCAACTTTATCCCAGTCCAGGGCTGTGGCTTTATAATCTGAAGTTCTCTCGCCATAGTTAAATCCTTTATTTCATTGTTAGTCTTTCACGAGTATCAATCACAGGCATAATAATTGTTTTAATATCAGGCATCCTGACATGCTTCCTGTCGTCTCTATCTCCTTTTCTCTTTGTCCCCGCAATGTTATAGCATTGACTCACAACACTCGTCAAGGCGTCAAGAATATCATCATAACCCTCAGTTGAATGATGAGGTCTCTTGCCCTCAGGGTCCCTAAGAAGTGTGTCCACCTCTTCAAGCATAGGAGCATAATCATACATATCAATCCGGCTCTCATTGAAACAAGTTTTGAGATGATTATAATGCTGTATCTTCACACTTAAAAGTTCAGCATCAAATCCCTGCTGGACCAGAAGCTGTATAGGCATTCTCGACTGATACTGGTCAAACGTAACCTTCTTTATGATGTATCCTATCGACCTGAGATATTTGAGAAAGTCGATAGTACTTCCCAGGTCAAGCTCACCAATTATCGGTGGACGTATTCTCAACATGAAGTCGACGTAGACCCCAAACTTATCATCAAGCATCATGAACGGATGTCCCATCACGATTGCAAGACACTCCTCTGTAAGTGCTATATCTATGTGAAGATGTCTTGGAACACCAGGATGAACAATAGGAGTCCTCATGGACCTCTGTATCTTAATTAAGTCCCTCTCTATAACATAATCACTGATTTGAAGATTCTCACCAAAAGGAAGTACAATTTCACTTTTTGTAAATGGATGGTCTCTCTTGTCATTAATGCATTGAAAAATCCGCTGCTTTACTGGAAAGAATGCCGTTGACCCTTTTGTAGAGAGACCTGCAATGTCTCTAAGAGCAAGGTCCGGGTCCATCAGAAACTGATCTATATATTCCATAGGGACTTCTACAACTTTCGCCCCTTCCGGAACGATTTCATCAACTTCAAGGACCCTGGAGTTATAATATTCAGTTCCAACCAGCATCATGAATTTCTCGCCGGAGAAATCTCTTGGGTCCTTGATAGCCCACAATGGAAGTTCTACCACCCTAGTGGTTCTGGCCATCTTTGGATTTCTGTTAGCCCTCTCAATCAACGTATCTACAAAACTTGTTTGAAATTTTTTGCTCGAAACGATTATGACAAGACCCGGTACCTTCCCACCACGCATGAATCTTGAAACAATACGTGTCTGAGCACTGTTGAAAAGTTGATGTGCTCTCGTTTTCTCTCCAGGACTCTCAGCAAGTTTTCTTCCCCTTGTGTAAAAATTAGCCTCGTCAAGAACAAAGCCAAGAATGTGGTCACCTAAAGCATGATTGCCCATACTACCAAGAGCCACCTCAATATTTTTGGATGGGAAAAAGATTGGATTATTTGGCCTCAACTTGCGAGGACAATGTTCCCTGAAATAGGGACTATCATCCGTGTACATTCGAATCAACTCATTGGCATCATCAGCTTTGTCAAGGGTAAGACTATAGATACCAAAGGTAATCCTACAACCAGGAAGAAGATTGTAGAACTCTGCAGGGTCTTTGAGACAACTAAGCTCATAGATTTTTCTCACCACGCAAATAGCCGCCGCTGTGGTTTTTCCCGAGCCGATGGAACCCGTGAGAATAAGAGTGACGACCGAACTAAGAGGATGGAATACATCGTCGAGAATATCCTTCCAGACATCAGATAAATACTTTACAGACTTACCAAGATAATATTCATCTTCAAGAAACTCCCGCATGGAGACAAGGTTCCGCTCATAGTCCATTCTATAGAGGTAATCAAGAGTTGATGAAGTTCCTGTCTCCTCAATCTCCTCCAATATCACCTGAACCGTCTCCATCTCCTTTGGGTCCAGGCTCCTCATTTCCTCCACCACGTTCAGCATCTAACTCTCCAACTGTCAATCCTGCGACAACACTTCTTATTTTTTCACGACGACCTGCATCCGGAGATACAAAAGAGCCATGAATCCCAAAAGCCATATCACCTTTCCCAACAAGTGGAGTAAAGATAGCTCCAAGCTTATCAATAACATCGGCAATAGAAATGTTAGTAATAGAAGACATGTCCTGCAGGACTTCAATCTCAGAAGAAATCTGGTTTTGTACTTTTCTTGACAACTCCACAAGCGAGACCGGGGTCTCCTTTTCCTTCCAATCTTTTTTATTAAGCTTGGCACGCAACTCTTTGTCCACCCTATCCTGAATCTTGGATAATCCAAAAACCCTCTGAATCTTTGCAATAGCAATAATCCTAAGAGCAATCTGAACTTTCACATCCTCTTTACGAAGCTCCTCCATGACCTCCTTTGGAACAGTACCATCAAAAATGTCCCCAGAAGCCAGAAAATCCGCAGTAGCATGAAGCATCGCAGGAATAGATTTGCTCTTCTCAAGAATATTCATAAGGGCATGTTTCTCTCCACTCTTCTTGCCCTCATGACTTCTATTTATATGCCGTGCCATCACGGATGCACGTTGGCAGGTATAATCGCAGAATGGACAAAACTGTGTTCCTTCTCGTCTGCGCTTACGTTTTCTTTTATCGTCGTCACTCAATGAAATCTCCCTTGGGAAAAACTCTTATGAAATCAGAAAGCAATACCACACTCAGTATGTAGATATTAATCTTGCATCCCTCAAGAGGAGTGTCATACACATCAATATGCCTAGCAGATACAGTTATCAAATCGTCTTTGCTGTATGCGACATAGTCCGATTTGTTGTTTGCTCCAAAAACAAGAATTGGAATCCTCTTATTATTGAGAGCGTCCTGAGAACATTTTGGCCACCAGTCCTTAGAGAACAACACACACGAGGCATTGAAGATATTTATCTCCTTGGCCGTCTTCTTGCACTCGACCGAGAACGGGCACTTTGACTCCTCCGGAATAACCAGGTCACCAAAAGCAAGCTGCTGCCCGTCTTTTGCCTGCTTGTCCCAGGCTCCAGAACCTGGAGTATGTCTGAACGGTTTGCCCCACCACCATTCACCAAGAATCTTTCCTATCTTCTTCTCATACTCTCTGCCTTTTTTCTTTGGCCTCCCACCTCCAGTCTCTTTAAGCATGATTCTAAGGTCTCTCCTCAGCATCGTTTCCATGTTGAGACGATTCTCAACTCTGTCCTCCCCATAAGTGAGAACCTTCTTCACATATTCCAGAACTTTTTTTCGCTCCGGCTGGACTTTCTTCTTGATACGCTTCGCCGGAATGAAAAATTCAACCACCCATTTCACGATACACCTCCATACATTTATATTGATTCATCATTTGATTTACCAAGAGGGATAGGCCATCCAACAGACATACCATAGGATGAGAAAGAACACAAGAATTTTTTCACAGACCTTATCTTCATTTAATAATACAGATTTCAAGAGCTCAGAAAGAATTCAAAATAAAGCTTAGACAAAAAAAAGGCCAGATCGAATCTGGCCCTCTTTTCCTTTTACCTAGTTACTTAATTCAACATAGCTATCGGCGGAAGTCCTATCTCCTCCAGTGCTATGTCCAATGCTCGTTCTTTCACTATGGCTCCGTTACCAAACCAGATAGAACGAAGCTTCCGAGTACGATCCTCAGTTTTATAGGTTGTCCGGTAGTGGTCCACATATTGAGTGACAGAGTTGTAGGCTGCCCAAGCCGTACCACGAATCCCAGGAAGCCTGTTCTGAGGACTGTCAAAAAGGTTGACCACATCCTGGCGAATGTTTCTCAGGCGAGTTGAAATCTCATCTTCCCTGCCTTCTTCTTTCTCTTTCGAAGGAGGAAACACCCTGTTCACATAGGTCTCAAGCCGGTCCCCGTTCCAATTGTGTTTGTTCAGCGCATTGAATACTTTACCAATAACGTCATACTGCTTGATAGCAAGGCCCAGGACCTTTCTGGCCTCATTAACTTTTTCCTTCACACCAGGAAAATGACGGATGGCAATACCCTCACCCTTTTTCCTGCGACTGATAGCCATTGAGAGTGTGTTAAAACACACCACCCTGACCGGAGTGTAGAAAACTCTAACCGAACGAGAGCCATCATGCGTGTTCGTGAGAAGCAGATACTTCTTCGTCACGTCATCCGTCCCCTCAATCCGAAGTTCCCCCGGCAACTCGGCAAGAATCCAGACGGTCTCACCACGGCCCAGGGCACCACACACCTCATAGATTGCCTCCCCCGTACCCACAAGTTTGTCAAAGAACTCGAAAGCCTCAGTGTTCTGAAGTGGCGTGTACTTCTTCCCAACGACTCCAAGAGCCTGCATGGTATCCATCCGGACAGTCGCAAATTTGTCTGGAATGTAAACCCTCTTGTCCTCTTTAGATGCCAATGCATAGACCGGAAGCAACTCGACCTCAAAGTCCAGATGTGCTGCCACAATTCCTTCCTGCGAGGTCATCTTACCCTTCATACTTGTCCCCAAGCCATGCCAGGGTGGGCCGTTCTCCACATTATACGCGATAGCGGCCTTTCCATTTTCGATGTTGATGTTATGCATTCTTCTTCCCTCCATCTGTTTGTTAAAATCTAACTTCAATTCACAAGCCCAAATCTACCAAAAAAGAACTCCGATGTCAAGGAAAAAGTAAGATAAATTTTAGGACCAGAAGTCTCCTCCTGGCCCCTATAAATCCAGACCTCTTACCAAGTAAAACCCAAGGTCTCCATATCCTTCCTGAAAGCCTCCAGTAGGTCACCCTTGCGGTCATGAAGCCATTTCACAAGGTCATTGTTATTCATCTTCTCAGGAACTTTGCCCTCATCCCATTTTGGCACAGCACCAAAGACGATGAGTAAGTATGCTCTCTTTCATCTCTCAGCCCTCCAATGCCTTCTTGATTCGCCTGACCAGCTTCGCTGTACCCCTTAGCCTCATATGTCGTACCTCAGCACAGGTAGCAAAGTCCAAGGCATCCTCCAGGGCAGCTACCATCTCAAGCGTGGTCTTCTTCTGCCTGATATAATGATTGTGTACCATAGTGATGTGCGTGGCCACTTCTTCATGTATAACACCAACCTTGATACCTTCGTCGGTTCCACCACGAACAACCACAGTCCAGTCCTTGCTCTTCTCGGACAAGTAGCCCAAGTCTTTGACCAGAATATATGCTCCCTCAGCCCACATTGCGTCATCGTCCGTGGCATGACCAGTTCCGTCGGAAAATCCAATTATCCACGGCTTCCTGATAATGTCTTTTACCCTCATGTTACTACTCATCTTTCTTCCTATATTTACGCTGTTCAATTTTAATCCTTGTCAGTTTTTTCTTTCCAAATGAATCATTGTCTCTATTCTTTAGTTTATTTAGCCTCACTCTTTACCATTCCCGTCACACCCTGGACAGTGATAACTCTAGTCTTGCTCTTCTCCCCTTCACCTGAGTTGAAATCGATTATCGCAAAATCAATAACTGTTAGTGAATCCGGCGAGTCGGAACTATATGCCGTCCCATTCGGCTTGAACTGGATATATTTCGGAGGATGGTTGTAATAGCCCTCTCGATCATTTGGGCCGTGCCATTTATAGGTATCGCTTTTGTAGAATTCAACCTTCTGAGGTAGGGCTTCCCATTCTCCAACGGTGATCTGCTTGTATCTCGTTCCGTTTTTTCGCACCCAGAAATATGTCCGCAGACGATTCTTGGGGACATCAAACTCAACGTATCGAGAACGCTCACCCTTCGTCTCAAACACCACATTACCGGCATCATCCTCGACGCTGCACGAGTAAACCTGTTGCGTGATTGCCATTTGCCGTGCTGCTGAAAGTGTTTGCGTTATTAATCTCGAAGCATTTCTTAATTGCACACCACGACTCATCAGATGAAATGCAGGTAAGGCAATAGCTGTAATAACAGCAATAATCGCCATAACCACGAGCAATTCCATCAAAGTAAAAGCTTTGTTTCTCATTTTTCTTTCCTCCTACATTTACGTTGTTCAATTTGAACTTTTCTTTGATTTTGTCTTTCCTCCAATGCAATACCAAGCTCCAGTATAGCATCATTACAACCTTCCCTCTTGTAGATACGCCTCACAGCCGTAGATGCCGCCTGCATTGCTCTTTTCTCATGAGGCCGATTCCTATACAACCGATGATAATCTCCAAACTTCACACCCCTCTGATAATCCTTAACATGCCTCCACTCATGTGCGGCCACCTCATAAAAGTTCATGCTGCCATAAAATGGGTCACGGTTAATGTAAAGTTTGATTTCAATCCACCCACCATCAGTGATAATAAGACGCCCAAGTGGATTCTTGCCTGCATCTCTACGAGCCTGACACTGTTTGGGTGTCCAGCCTTTAGCATACCATTCATATATCATACTGCGATGAGCACAGGAGCGTGAATACCATATAGACCGGGTTGGCTTGACCAGCACCACAACACCTGATGTACGTACACCTCCAACATTCTTTGCCGCATGATACAAAACCCGTTCGAGCAATCTATCAGGCAGGTCAGTTCTGTTGTACAATTTCATCTTCCTTCATCCTATGTTTAAAATCTTAATGACTGTCTCCAGTTCCTGAGACCAACCAAAGCTGATACCAGGTCAAGAGACTCGTCAGTTTCTTTGAAAAGAAACCCTCATGGAGGTTCCAATTATCCTTTCCGCTTCCCTCTCCGAAACACCCATCTCCTTGTTCATCACTTTGGCTACCTCACAAGCCTTATTGTAGTCCTTACCCCATTTCCAGGATGCAACACATGACCCGTTACCCTTCATAGGATAATAGCCCGGCTCGTTCTCAATGACGAGAACAGGGATATGTTCCCCATCATCAGCAAGACAATCAGTGATAATGTGATAACACCATTTCTTTCCTGTTAAATCAACCATTCTTCTCTCCTCCGTTTTTGATTTCTGATTATGCGCCATTCTATCATAGAAGGAGTCCGATGTCAAGGAAAAAATAACTTAATTTTTCAGTTTCCTCGCCACCCAATCTTCAAGCTCACTGACAGGAAATCTAAACGGCTTCTCCATTGGATAACCAGCAATAACCTCAAACTTGAAATCCTGATACCACCTCAGCGCAAACGTCTCGTCAGTGAAGTGAAGCAACAGGGCTAAGGCAAGCTGAGCAGGTCCAGACCCACTATAGCCCCAGGAGAAGCCGTCCGGACTGTGGTTCCGAAGCTTCAAGCTTTCCTCAGGCCGTAATTCTTCTCCACCAATCGTCACACCTGAGCCCGGAATGTAATGAGGCAACTCAGACTCCTGGGGAGGAGTACCTTCAATGACCACAGCACGTCTGGCCAAGTAAGCCCTGAGGTCATCTTCCATGCCATACCTATACTCGTCAAACCAGTCCTCCCACTCCTTCTTCTCCACATCAAACTGCTGCAGGCCACTCGCATTGCTGTAGTCCGGCTTAACACCAAATTCAAGTTGGAACGCATCATAATTAGTAAGAACGTCAAGAATCTTAACCCCCTCCTCGACGCTCTCCACACCCACAAAGAACGGCTCCATAGGAACCTGTGGGATATGCCATACTCTCAATGTCTTTTCCATTTTTCTTCCTTCTCTTAGAAATTCTCGTGATACTCACCACCCCTATATTCCAAAGCTCCAATATCAACAAGTTTTTCCTTGTTAATATGCACCATAAAGTCAATTGCCTCATCCTTAGTGAAGCCTTTCTGACCTAGATCATTTCCCAGGTCCTCAAAGGTAATCTCTTTCTCGTCCATTCTTTCTTCCTCCATTACAATACTGTTCAAAAAGAATTCAATGGATTTCATTAACAACAATTTCTTGTCCACGAACCTTGAGTGGAATCTCTTTCCTTATACCATCATGTCCCTCTCGGACAGGCCACCTTGGATCACTATAATCACCCAATGCCGTAGATACATACTCACAAACACGTCTCAGCATGGGGTCACTCCCACACATTCCCTTAGGCTCTATCTCAAGAATAATTGAAACCAAATACTTCTTCATTGCTTTTCTCCACTTTTAGATTACTGATTATCCGGTACTCTACCATAGAAGACATCGGCATGTCAAGGAAAAACTTAAGATAATTCCCAAGTCCTAATTAAACTAAGAAAGAGGCCCATCACATGCAGCAACGAACCTCTTTCTACACAATGCATCATCAATAGAAGGAAAATGATTATTACAAGTCCTCAGCCAGTACCTCCATGACCTGTTTCTCCTCAACCAAGGTCTTGATGGTCTGGTTCAACTGAAAAAGCAGCAGGCCAACCTCTACCATCGTCTCGTCATTGTTGAATTCCAACTTCATCTCCATGAAGCTTGGAAGGTCCAGATTCTCTATCGTCTTTTGAAGCTTGGTTATCATTTGACCCAGAACCTTGGAACTTAGACACACTTTCTCCTTGCCCTTCTTCGGCATTTTCACTCCTTGCCAAATCCTTCTGTCGTTCTCTTTTATTTTCTCGAACCACAAACATATACGCTTTCTGAAGAGCAGCTATCCGGCTTGTTATCGTATCTGTAATCTGTGGAATAGCTTCCTCAACAAATGTGCCAACTATGTTCCTGTCATACTTCAACAACCTAACAGGTATTTTCATTGTGAACTGATAGTCGATGGTCTCATCAATGTCTGGAAACCCAGCCACAAAAGTAAATGCTCTCATAGTAATTATGTCCCGTATATCCGAACCTGTGCGTTTCTTCTGCTTGCTCATTATAACTCCTTTCTCATTGGAATCATCCCTTCCTCCTCACCATACCTAACCCCACCTAGCCAACTCCAACCCCATCATGT